CGGCGCGTGTTTGCAAACAGCTCACGGTAGGTGCCGGTCAAGACTTCCGGCTCGATCTTCCTGCCGCGGGTTCGCCCGTGCATCTTCGACAGTCCTAGCCCAACCAGGCTCAAAGTGTCGACCACGTCATCGTTACTGCCGTGCGGAAACTTCAGGATCTGGTCCTGCATTTCCGACCAACTGCGGATGAAGCCAGGGAAGTGTACCATCTTCATGCTGGTGCGGGCCTGGATCGCCTGCGCGCGTTGCTGCTTGTCGGCGGCGGGATTGATCGGATCGATCGCACAGAATGCCTGCTTCTCGGCCATGCGCCGGCGCAGGAATGGTCCGAGGCTCTTGGTGATGGCGCCGCCCTCGGCCCACCAGAACATCGGCTTATATTTCTTCATCAGCACGATCATGCTTTCGACCGCCTGGTGCGAATCCAGCCGGTCCCAGACCATGTCCGGCATGATCCAGATGTTGTCCTTCTCGTCGACGCCGACGATCATCAGGCAGGTCTTGTCGGCGGATTTGGCCACCGAGACAGCGTGGTCCGATGCCCCGTAGAATCTAAGGGTATGAAACGCCGGCACGTCATCCATTTTATTGTAAGTGACCAGGTCGTCTGACCGGAAAAAGGCCCCATCTTTAGGCCCTGGACGGCCTTGATACAGCGCAGCAAATCCACGCGGATCGGTGGCACGGATCTCCTCCAGGTACTGCTTGGTGAAACGCTCCGGCCACAGCGCCTCGCCGGGCTTGCGGCCGAGCACATCGTCGTCTTCGGCCAGCGCCGGCAGGTCGATCTTGCGCCAGGACTTGGCTTCTTCGACGTTGTAGTAGGGGTTCAGTGGGTCAATTAACCTGCCGACCAGGTCGTCCTCGGTCCAGCGGGTCTGCACGATGACGATAGTGCCTGTCGAATCCATAAGACGAGTTCGGAGGACTTGATTGTACCATTGCCACAGCTTCTCGCGAACGATGACGGAGTCAGCTTCAGTGCGATCTTTAATTGGGTCGTCCAACAGGATGCAATGACCACCACGTCCGGTGATCGAGGAACCGCGTCCCACAGAGAAGACCACTCCATCACGGGTGGTTTGGACGCGGTTGACGGCATTGGCGCCCACCTTGATCTCTACCTCAGGGAAGACTTGCTTGTATTCGGGGGTTTCCATGATGTCTCGGACGCGACGTCCAAGATCCCATGAGTAGTGCTCGTTGTAAGTTGCGACAATAATTGAGCGTTCAGGATGCCGGCCGACATACCAAGCAGGGAACATGGCACTGGCCAGTGTAGTCTTGCCGAAGCGTGGTCCGACATTGACCATCAACCTCCGGTAATCGCCGCGCTCGACCTCTTCCAGCGAGCGGCCGATCATGCGGTGGAACGGCTGTGGCTTATAGAGCGACTGCCCGACATCGTCATCGAAGTTAGGGTCGGGCATCATCAGTTCTGTAAACGCTATCAGATCGTCGCGGGCAGCGAGAACCGCCCGCTTGCGCTTCAGAAGCTTGAGGCGGATGTCCTGTTCAGCCTTCGTCGACATGCTTGTACTTTGCCATCGGGGCATCCGGCAGCGTGCGGATCTTCACCTTCGGCTTGGATGAAATCGTATTTGGCTCGACCGGGGTCGGCTGCGGGCCTTTCACCGGGCTGGTGTGATGGGTGTAGTTGTCTTGCGTCTTTGATGGCGGCGGCGGCTTAGCTACCGGCGGCGCCTTGATGTTGACGGTCTTGCCGAACTTGTTGGCCATGGCAGAGTTCCCCAGGTTGAAAATCCGGAAAAATTTTTGGGTTAGGCTGCGTCTTCGTCATCGTCCTGCATTAGCACGCCGACGCCGTTGACGGTGATTTGAATATCCACGCCGTCCGGCACGGTCAGCGCGATCTCGATGCGCGGCACCAGCGGCTTGACCAGACCCGGATCGGGCGTGAACACATCCTGTGGCGGCTTGGCCATGTCATCTCCTGATTGTGCAGCGTTCCATCTGGATAATTGTTCGCGCCAGTCCGCGGCAGGCGGTTTCGGCATTGATCGCGTCGATTTCGTATCTGGTATAAAACGGCGGCCGTTCGGTAACGACCATGCAGCTGGATAGTAGGATGGCAAGTAACGCCGCGCCAAACACAGTGGCGATTAGAAGGTAATCGTGCGCGATCATCACAGCCTCAGTGGCGTGACTACGCCGAGCAAGCCGGCAATAATATAAACGATGATCAAGACTACGATGACGGTGATCAGCACCGAAATAACGGTTCTGAATCTCGGATCCATAGGCACCATTGGCAAAAGTGCCTGAATCGCCCACAGGATGACACCAAGGACGATTAACAGCAGTACAATGGATATCAATGTTCCGATCATGACGGCGTCCTCTTGCAGGCTTGGATGAGCTGCGCGATTAGCTCGGAATTGGATTTGTCGCGCGCCTGGGCGTTGGACGCCACGTCGGACATCAGCATGGTGACGAAGACCAAGAAGGCGACGTTGACCATCAGCAGGGCAATAGCGATCGGATGGCCCGTCATCGAGCCGACCGCGGCCTTGAGGGCCTCGCTGAATGGCATCGCGGTTTACCGCTTGCGGGGAATCACCCCTAACCCGACAAATGTCGGATCGATCATATACCTGGATTGATCAACTGTAACGGGACCGCCGGGACTGATCGGCGTGCCGGGCGGCACCACCGGAGGCGTCACTGGCGCCGGCGCCGGGTGCGCGGTGTCGTAGGTGGTCTTGGCAGCTATGGCGGCGTTGACCGCCGCCACAGTCGCCAATCTCTCGTTGAACACATTCATCGGGCCGGCCGGCTCGACGGTGCCTTCGAAGTCGTTGTAGCTAGGATTCTTAGGCCATTCGGTCATTTGTCGGCTTTGTTGGCGCGCTGGTCGCGTTGCTCGGCTGAGACGGTCGGGTTGGCGCGTTGCAGCGGATCCGGTTGGCCCGGCTGGTCCGGTGGCATGTTAGGATTGAGCGGACTATCGGGCGGCTTGGCCATCGGATCGCCGTCCGGCTCCGGCTCGTTGCCGGTCGGGGTGGTCTTGGGCTTTTCGCCGCGCTGTTCGGGCGTGGTGCCGGCCTGGCGGGTCTCACCATATTGCCGTGCGGTCGATCGGTCTTCCTTGTCGTCGTCGTCGTGGTCGTCCGACTTCTTGGACATCTTGGCTTTCCTCTTCCTACGGAGTGCAGCTGGCCGCGGGCGCGTGGTCACCTTGCGCTTGCGCGCAACAACCGGGCGCTTTCGCTTGGACTTCATGAGCGTTTTCTCTTGTTGGCTGCGGTCTCAACATCGTCCTGGCCGGCTTGTTCCGATGTCATCTTCACGCCGGTGCCGATGATCGGCACTTTGCCGACCTTGACGACGACATTGGCCGGGCCGTCGATCACCAGGGTCTTGCCCTCTTCGACTTCATAGTGGATGGCCATGCTCATCTCCTCTTTTTGGCCGGCTGCGGCGGCGTGTACGCCTGCTTGGTCGGCGCGTTCATCTTAGTGATGAACCCGTCCAGTGTCAGCGGCGGGGCGCCCTCCTGGGCGCGCAGCCGGTTCTCATGATCGTACAGGACCAGCTGCTCGTTGCTTGGCTCCGGCTCGACCTCCGGCGGCGGCACATAAGGATCTGGCGTGTTCGGCACCGCCAACCATTTCTGGTACTCGGCGTAGTCGCGGTTGGCCGGGTCGTTGGGGATGCAGGCGCCATCCTCGGTGCGGATGACGGAGCTTTCGGTTGCGGTGAGTTGATAGTCAGCCATTGTTATAACCTCGCATCCGCTGAACCACGATACCCAGATATGTAAACCATAGCTAAGGTATTTGATATTACTCGTATTGTAGCACTTGCTGGTGAGACGCTTATCCAATCGGCTTGTATAATAGTACCTGTGTTGTAGTTATCTGCTGCGCCAGGGTCGATAGCGAGTGTTGACATTGTTGGTCTACTTCTCATCGCTGTCGGGAATGCAACAGGAACCCACATATTATCACCAGCGGTATAACAGTGATAATTCGCTGCGAATGGTAGCCATTGGAAGTACCGCTGACACGTCACCAACTCCTGATCATATGGCCGCATGATCAGCGGCGACTGCGCGGCGGTCGGCGCTTGGCTGCCGGGGAGAACGACAAGACCGCTCACACATAGCGTATCTGAACCGCTCGCTACGCCGTTTATGGTCCCTGGAACCCCCATAAAGTTACCGGCGGTCCATACACCAGCCGCAGTCTGGAAGCTGCTTCCAGTCGCTAGAGTAAAGAGAATAGAAAGTCCTACTCCGTTGCCCGCTGCCCAAGTGCCGGTAGTGTCGCCAGGAATAGTGACAACCTTGTATTCCCACGTCGATGCCGCATTGACTGATATATTAAATGTGTAGCTGCGATTGATCGGCTTATTGTTTATTGCACCAGAGTAAGTCCCTGCACGGGACGCATAAACCCAAAAAGCAATCGTTATCGGTACTGCGTTGGCCTTGCCCCAGCTAAGTCGCTGAATACGGTACCCCTCTATAGGATGTTGAATAACACAATAGTCGGTGGCCCCTATCGAGGCACTTAGCGTTGTTACATAAACTTGCGCGCACGCAACAAACCCAGGAGGAGCAATGCTGGTAGTTAGCCGTCCGCTTACCCGTTGCGTCCCAGCAGATACGCCTACCCAGCCGTCGGCAAAATAAGCTGTATTGTTATTTGGGAGGGCGAGTGGGTTATCTGCACCTAGCTCCTGTCCAACAGTCACTCCGCCGTTGACCTGCATGCCGCTATAGGCCATCGCGTCGAACGGCGCGGCGTAAGCCTCGACAAAGTCGCGGCGCACGGCATTGGCAGCTGCGGGCGAGACCGGCAATGCCAGATGTCCGGTCATGGTATCGCCGCCGCGCTGGACATAGGTCAGCGCGCTTGGGGTGGTCGCCAGCCACACGGTGCCGTCCCACTTGTACTGCGGGATGCCGGCAATAGCCGGAGTAGGGTACAGCTCGCCGATGATCGGAGCGGCTGGGAAGTTGATGCCCATCAGAGCCTCGCGTCTGCGTACCAGTCAAAACCTATAGTGGTCGAAGTCGTAGCGTTAAATCCATGCAGATTTCCACCTACAGTTACTTCTGCTGGATGATTTGTTGTTAACGTAGGGCCAGAGCGCTTTACAACCTTGTAATAATGAGTTGCCCAAACCCCGACATTTGCAATAGCGTCAGGTTTCGTTTCCCAGTATCTCATGCATGTCATCAACTCTTGATCATACGGACGCATGATCGTCGGCGACTGTGCCGCAGTTGGTGCTTGGGTGCCGGGGAGGACGAC